AATGTATATTTAGTAGAAGCTGTGTTGATCGGTACAGGTACTGAAGCAACACCTTTTGCAGATAGTTAATAATTAATTTAGTGTGGGCCTTCGGGCCCACATTTAAATTTAAGGAGAATATAAAATTATGAAGAGTGATGTAAAATCAGTTAGAGTTACAGCTACAGGAGCAGTATTTGCTGGAAGAACTAGACTTAGAGGAATCGTTTTAGCATCTGACGGTGGCGGTGCAGGAACTATAATTCTTCAAGACAATACAGACAGCACAACTTTATTTCAAGCTGACGTTCCTACTGGAGATGTTTTTTCAATGAACATTCCTGAAGACGGAATATTATTTCCAGGTGGAATGAAAGTATCTACTATTACAAACATAGATGCAGCGACTTTATTGATTGACAAGTAGGAGGTTAAATGGCTAACACTACCTCGGGAACAACAACGTTTGATAAAACTTTTGCTATCGATGAAATAATCGAAGAAGCTTATGAGAGAATAGGTATGCAAGGCGTATCTGGTAACCAGTTACGTATGGCAAGAAGATCTTTAAATATAATGTTTCAAGAGTGGGCTAATCGTGGCCTTCATTATTGGCAAGTTGCAAACAATAATATTACGTTAGTTGCAGATCAATCAGTGTATACAATGTTTAGATCTACAGGTGATGGAACTTCTGATGATACGGCTATTTATGGTGTTGACGACATCTTAGAAGCTACGTTTAGAAATTCAAATGTAGACTCTCCTCTTACAAAAATAAATAGATCACAATATCAAGCTTTATCAAATAAAACAGCTACAGGTCAACCTACACAATATTTTGTTCAAAGATTAATTGATAGAGTTACAATTACTTTATATCTTACACCTGGTTCTACAGAAGCGGGTAAATTTATAAATTTTTATTATGTGAAAAGAATTCAAGATGCAGGTGACTACACTAACGCTACAGATGTTCCTTATAGGTTTGTACCTTGTATGGCATCTGGTTTAGCTTTTTATTTAGCACAAAAATTTAAACCACAAATGGTTCAACAAATGAAAATGTTGTACGAAGATGAATTCCAAAGAGCTTTATCGGAAGATGGTTCTCCATCTAGTACATTTATAAGTCCAAAAGTTTATTATCCGGAGGCATAATGGCGTTATCATCAGGTAAATATGCAAAATTTATATCCGACAGATCAGGTATGGAGTTTCCATATTCTGAAATGGTTATAGAGTGGAATGGTTCTCGTGTGCATATATCTGAGTTTGAAAAAAAACACCCACAATTACAACCTAGAGCACATTCAGCAGATCCACAAGGTTTATTAAACGCAAGACCTGCAAGAACAGAACCAGCTGTTGCAAGAGTATTAACCTTAAACCCATTTAAAATTACAACTGGATCTACGACAGTAACTGTATTTGAAGAAAATCACGGTAGATCTACAAGCGATGTAGTTAGATTTAGAAACGGTGAAGGTAGTTTTGGTATAACAACAGCAGATATAAATAAATCTGCGGGATTTACAATTACTAAAGTTGATGCTAATAATTATACATTTGTAGCTGCAGGAACATCAACTGCAAATACAAATATTGGAGGAGGAGAATTATCGGCTGGTCCGGTAACACTATCAGCATAATGGCAGGATTTACTTACGATAATTTAGTAACAGATATTAGAAACTACACAGAAGTAGATGCTAATGTATTAACAGCAGCTATTATTAATAGAATTATTGAAGATGCAGAATTTAAAATTTTAAGAGATGTGCCAATTGATGCATATAAAAAACAAAAAATTGGTAATTTAGTTACCGGACAAACAACCATAAATGTACCAGCAAAAACTTTATTTGTAAAAGGCGTTCAGGTTTATGAGTCGACATCAGTAGCCACAGGAGCTAATACATGGTTAGAGAAAAAAGACGAGACTTATTTACAAGAGTATATTCCAGCAGAAACTTCAACGGGAACACCTAAATATTACGCTATGTTTGGTGGTGCTACAGGCGTCACAGATACCACGTCAGGCCGTTTAATGTTAGCTCCGGCCCCTAGTAGCACATTTAAGTTTAAAATACATTACGAGGCTGTTCCAGATGGATTATCAAGCTCAAATACAACGACCTATATTAGCCTATATTTTCCAAATGGGCTATTATATGCATGTCTAGTAGAAGCATATGGATTCTTAAAAGGTCCAATGGATATGTTGACATTATATGAACAAAAGTATAAACAGGAAGTACAGAAGTTTGCTGCAGAGCAAATTGGTAGACGTAAAAGGGACGATTATACAGACGGTACAGTTCGTATTCCAGTTCCTTCACCGACACCGTAATAGGAGAATAAATTATGGCAATAACATCGGCAATATGTAATAGTTTTAAACAAGAACTTTTAGTTGGTACACACAATTTTACTGCATCTAGTGGTAATACTTTTAAAATAGCTTTGTATACAAGCTCTGCATCTTTAGGAGCTAGCACGACTGCTTATTCAACTTCAAACGAAATATCAAATACATCTGGATCTGCATACACTGCAGGTGGAGCTACACTTACAAGCGTAACTCCAACTTTGGATTCATCAACAGCGGTTTGTGATTTTAACGATGTTAGTTTTACTTCAGCATCATTCACGGCTAATGGTTGTTTAATTTATAATGATACGCAATCTGACAAAGCTGTTGCAGTAGTAGCCTTTGGTGGTGACAAAACAGTTTCTAGCGGAACATTTACAATTCAATTTCCAGCAGCAGACGCATCTAACGCAATCATAAGATTAGCATAAGGAGGTTCTCCTTATGGCCAACACTTGGAATGAGTCAGGAACAACCTGGAGTACAGGTCGTTGGGGAACAACTGAACCTTTTACAAGTGGTTGGGGTGTTGATGCATGGAATACAGGTGGATCATGGGGTCAAGCTACCGATGAAGTAGTACAATTAACTGGTCAATCAATTACAACAGAATTAGGTACTTTAATATCTTTTCCAGAGCAAGGTTGGGGTAGAGATGGCTGGTCATTAGAACCATACGGAGACAGTTTTAGTCCCGTTGTATCTGTAAGTGGATTTTCATTAACTGCTTCGTTAGGAGATGCTATTGCATTTCCAGAATCAGGTTGGGGTAGTGATACTTGGAATTTTGAGTCTTGGGGTTTTAATGGCTCTATTATAATTCCTACAAGTCAAGCAATAACTACTTCTGTTGGAGAAATTACAGCGTTTCCAGAACAAGGTTGGGGAGGTGATACTTGGAACTTTGAATCATGGGGCTTTAATGGTTTAACAGTAGAATTAGATGGTCAATCAATTACATCAGACCTAGGTGCTAATGGATGGAGTAATGCATCTTACGGCGATAATGGTTGGGGAATGTTTACTGTAAATCCTGCAGATGTAGTAGGATTAACAGGACAAGAAATTACATCAGCCGTTCCTTCTCAATTAGATATACCAGAACAAATTCAAGGTGTATCCATAACTAGTTCAGTTGGATCAATAACTCCAGATCAAATAACTCTAGGGTTATCTGGTCAATCAGGAACTTTATCTGTAGGCACCACAGCATTTGATTTAACGTCTGTAGTAGTACCAACAGGTCAAGAAATAACCGGATCAGTTGGAGAAACAATAGAAGGCACTATAGAATTTATACCAGTAACAGGTGTTTCAGCAACACTATCTGCTGGATCAATATCTTTAGATCAAATGACTGTAGGACCAAGTGGTCAATCAGGAACTTTATCTGTAGGATCTATATCACCAACTGAAATGTCAGTGGGATTATCTGGACAACAAATAACTTCTTCTGTAGCAGGTTTTGGCACCGCTTCTGGCTTTGGAATTCAAGCATATTCTGATGTTGACACAGGGTCAAATTCTTCGTATACAGATGTTGCAACAGGCTCAAATACAAGTTATACTGACGCTGCATAGGAGATAAAAATTATGGCATCAACATACACACCTTTAGGGGTAGAACTTCAAGCAACTGGTGAAAATGCCGGTACATGGGGAACGAAGACTAATACTAATTTACAACTTATAGAACAAATTTCTGGTGGATTTACTCAGCAATCAATAGCTGGTGGTGCACAAACTACAACTTTATCTGTTTCTGATGGATCAACTGGAGCTGTATTATCTCACAGAATGATTGAATTCACAGGTACAATTACAGGAAATCAAATTGTAACAATACCTTTAGATGTTCAAACTTTTTATTTTTTAAGAAATTCAACATCAGGTGCATACACAGTACAATTTAAATATGTATCTGGATCTGGTGATTCTTTTACTTTTTCAGCTACAGACAAAGGCGATCAATTAATTTTTGCATCAGCTAATGATGGAACTAACCCTGATATTATTACTTTAGCTTTTGGAGATGGGGATGTCACAACAACTGGAACACAAACTTTAACAAACAAAACTTTAACTAGTCCTGTAATAGGAACAAAAATATCAGATACAAACGGAAATGAATTAGTTAATCTTACTGCAACAAGTTCAGCGGTTAATGAATTTACTTTAGCTAACGCAGCAACTGGAAACGGTCCAATTTTATCAGCAACAGGAGAGACTAATGTTGATATAAATCTAAACCCTAAAGGATCAGGGGTTCTTAAATCAGGATCTTCAGCAGTTAAAATTGCAGGTAAAGAAACTATTTGGGTTCCTGCTGTTGCAATGTACCCTAATTCAACTAACGGAGCAGAAGCTGCTCAAGTAGAATTATCAAATGGTCCTGAAATTAAAGTTTTAGATTTTGATAAAGATTCAGATGAGTTTGCACAATTTGCTGTTGCATTTCCTAAATCATGGAACGAAGGCACAGTTACTTTCCAAGCTTTTTTCACAGCGACATCAACAGATACAGGAACTACAGCATGGGGATTATCTGGCGTAGCTATAGCAGATAATGATTCTTGCAATACTGCTTTTGGAACACAAGTTGTTGCAACAGCTAAAGCACATAGTGGAACATCAAACGATTTAGACGTAGCGAATGAAAGTGGAGCAGTAACTATTGCAGGTTCACCGAGCACAGACGAGCAGGTGTTCTTTCAAATATCAAGAGACGTATCAGCAGACGACTTAAATGCTGATGCAAGACTATTAGGTATCAAATTATTCTTCACTACTGACGCTGCTAACGACGCATAATAGGAGTATAGTATGAGAAAAATAGACACTGCACTTACAGCAGGTAAAAACACAAAAAATATTTCTAATAGAAAAGGTAAAAGTTTTGGATATCAAATCTTAGGATTTGGTTCCGGTGGTAGCGCTTCTCCCGTAACATTACAATATTTAGTTGTTGCTGGAGGTGGCGGAGGCGGAAGCCGAGGAGGCTCTTCATCAGGAATTGGTGGCGGAGGCGGCGGAGCCGGAGGTTACCGAAATTCTTTTGCTTCAGAAAATTCAGGAGCTTCTAACTCAACAGAATCAACTGTTGAATTAGTAAGAGGCGAACAATACACAGTCACAGTCGGTGGCGGCGGTGGAGGATCTTCTCATACAGGGCAAACAGGAACTGCTTCTAGTATTTCAGGTTGCGGAGTATGTATATCTACAGTCGGTGGTGGCGGTGGAGGTTCTAACAACCAAACAGGAAATAATGGCGGATCCGGAGGTGGCGGAGGTCACGGTACCGGTATTTGTGAATCTGGTTGTGGTACAGCCAATCAAGGAACTAAAGGAGCCGGAGGAGGAGAATCCGGTGGAGGCGGCGGAGCTGCTTCAAGATCAAATAACGTAATTGGTGGAACAGGTTTAGCTTCATCTTCTAGTGGATCATCTGTTACTAGAGGTGGTGGCGGTGGAGCCAAAGGCGGTTGTGGAGCACCAGCAGGTGGATCAGGCGGCGGAGGCCAAGGTTCAGGTAACCACCAATCATCTCAAGCAGGCGGAAGCAATACCGGCGGCGGAGGTGGCGGCGGAGGCGGTCACTCTGACAATGGAGTAGGTTCTGGTGGTGGAAAAGGTATTGTCATTTTAAGAGTACCAACTGCAGATTATACATCAACTACTTCTGGTAGTCCTAGTGTTTCTACATGTGGTAGTTGTACAGTAATGGTATTTAATGATTCAGGGAGCTATACTGCGTAATGGCATATTTTTCAAAACTAGACGACAACAATGTTGTTACTCAAGTAGTTAGTGTAAATAATTCAGTCCTACTTGATGAAAACAATGTTGAACAAGAAAGTAAAGGTATAGAATTTTTACATGATCTTTACAAAGACTCTACAGCTGTTTGGAAACAAACGTCTTATAACACACTTGGTGGAGAACATTTATCAGGAGGAACACCATTTAGAAAAAATTATGGTGCAATAGGTTATATCTATAATCAAGAAGCAGATGCTTTTCATGCTCCTGTGCCGTATGATGATGTAAATGATAGATTTTTAAATTCTTGGACTCTCAATACAACTACTTATTTGTGGGAACCCCCTACACCTTGTCCAGAAACGTATGATGATGGTAGAATGGGTGTTAACGAAGCTGGAGAAGAAGTTCCTTTAAGAGATCTCTATGATTGGAATGAAGACACTCTTACTTGGGATAAAATAAGTTCTTAATACTTGATTTAAACTAAATACGTTGTTATATTATTCTGTAGAAATACAGAAATGATAAAGATAATAGATAATATAGTATCTAAAAAACAACAAAACATTATTAAAAAATATGTTTTTAGTAATTATTTTCCTTGGTATTATATAAACGATGTTTCTATTTTAGATAATCCAGATGAAAGAAAACCTGGTTTGTCTCATTATTTTATTTTAAATAATAAAGTATCTAGTGATGGT